AATAACATCGCAACCGGTGCGTTCGTTTCTTCTATCACTGTAGGTAGCCCAAATAACACAATCACTATGTCGGCAGCTGCTACCGGTTCTGCTACTGGTACAGTTAACTACAATCAGTCCGTTGCTCTAGCATCGCTTCGTGTTTCGCCTGCAGTTGATTCTGGTATACCAGGTGTCCTTGGTCTCAAGGATCTTATCAACCGCATGCAGCTAACACTTGCGGGTCTGGACGTTATTAACAACGGTAACTTCCTAGTCCAGCTGTTACTGAATGGCGTTCCAACGCAACCAGCTACAACCATAACAAGCTTCACTGGTCAGCCAGCTGTTCTTAACTCCTATGGTCGTATCGCGCAGGGTACATCTTCTCTCGCCCAAATAGCTGACCACACCGGTGGTTGTTATGTAACGGGTGGTGAAGTCATGTATAGCTTCTATGCGGTTAATAGTGCTGGTTCTACAAACTACTCTACAACTAACGTCGACTTGACTAAGATCCGTGATCTTGGTAACTCGATCCTTGGTGGTGGTGTAAACAATACTCCTGCTGGTTCTGGTACTTACCCAGACGGTCCGGACGTTCTTACTGTTGTTGCTACTAACATTGGTACTGCCAATGCCTTCATCCAGACTCGTATCTCTTGGACTGAGGCTCAGGCGTAATAGTTACAAAGGGGATATTTTAGTATGGCTGTAAATAAAATATTCTTGGATACAGATGGGCTGACCGTAGGTAACGGTCAGCTTGTCACCTCTGGCAATTCTGTATCAATTGCGAACTCTCTGTTTGTTGGTGGTAACTTCTATGCTCCGAGTTTAGCAAGAACAGTTACACTAACAAGCGAATACAATGCTAACAATACGACTTATAATGCCAATGGTTATATTACTTCAATAACCGAAGGAACGATAACCACATCAAATATTGTTTACAACTCCCTCGGATTACCAACAAACTGGGTTGAAACAGAAACTGCTTTTGGTCCTGCTATAAGTTTCAGATATACAGCTACGTATGATAGTTCGGGGTTTTTGACTTCGATCAGACGACAATAAGGAAAATAAAATGGCAGTCGATGTATCGGTATACAATGAAATTGCAAGAAATACCGTCTCCCTAGCAAAATGTGTTTCAAACGCATACACTCCTTGTTATATTCTTGGTTTAGCTAACGGTGTTAGTGCTTCAACAACAATCAATAATGCTGGCGAAGTTTGTAAGCAGGGAACTTATTCAATAAGACTTGCTTGTGATCTTATTGCTCAGCCATGGTGCTGCTGTTATTGGGCTGCTATTCCAGCTCTACCAAGCGTTACTGCTGGTTTATTAGTCTGTGATACATTATATGCAAGATGTGGAGTTTGTTGCGCCTGGACAGTTCCGGGTGGAGCTCAGTTTGTTAGATTTCAGATGTGGGGTGCTGGTGCTTTGTCACAAGGCGCTCCTTGTTGCTGCGGAATTTCAATTCCTGGAAGTTCAGGAGCGTATGCTTCAGTAATTATTCCTGCTGTTCCTGGTTCTGTATATACACTTTGTGCCGGTTGTGCGGCGTGTTGTTATCCGGATATGGGTAATCCAGTATCAACCGGTTCGGGTTGTTCTTCTTTTGTTAATGGTTATGGTTTGAATAATGTCTGCGCTGAAGGTGGAGAAGTCAGCCCATTTTGTTGGATTAAAAGAAAATTTGCTGTAAATGGTGTTGATGATAGCGGATGGCCATATTGTATGTTTGCGCCAAATCCTTCCTGGGTCACCATTATTAAGTCATTTAGTGGCTTTTGCATGTGCAGTAATGGTGGTTTTTGCAGCACTTCAGGTGCTGGTATTTGTACCTGGTCAGGTTGTCATTGTTTTATAACATCTTGTAAAACTTTTCGAGGTAATGTAACCAATGCAACTCAATGTTGTCATTTTGTTATTGGAACACCAGGAGTTTGGGCGTCGCTATCTGGCTTATTATTATGTTTTTCCAATTGTGTGAATTTTCCACCAGTCACTTGTTATTCTTGTTGCACCCCCGTTCAATGTTATGCTTCTAGTCGTCTTAATCCAGGTTTTAATTGCGGTATGTGTACACAATACTCCTATCCATGCGGAAGACCTGACAACGCTCCTGGAAGAGGTGGTGGTGGTTCTATGTCTGCTGGCGGCGGTGACGTCTTCGCCGGATTCCCAGGAAATGGTGGTGCAGTTTGTGTTCAGTATCTATAATAAATAATTGAAAAGATTAGAGGTTTCAAATGGCAAATGTTAGTATAGAATTTACTAAAAAAGTTCCCGATTCGTTGAATGTCAACACATTCACGAGCAATGCTAGCTTAACGCTAACATACAATGGTCCGGAATCATCTTTATTTGTTGTAGAGAAAAATTATGGATATATTTGTAATGTTCTTGAAACTATGGAAGATGCATACAACCAAGAAGATTATCTTGTTATAGAAACTCTTGCTTCTGATTCGCCAGATGTGCTTTATTATTATCACACCACAGAATTTCCCGAGAGAGAATACGTAACAGAAACTCTTGTTGATGGCACTACCCATGACGAGATTTCAAATCCTACTCTCAAAGATTACTACAGAATGTTCTACGATCTAGAAAACAAAGTCTGGGTTTGGGATGTAATCACAACAGAGCCTCGTTCTATTTACAATGATATGGCAGATCGTTACAGAGAATATGTGAATCAGAACTTACATAAAATTGAATCAAATGCATCTCTGAAAGAAGCTGCTACAAAATATCTGCAAAGATTAACAGATTTCGAAACAACTGGTGCCGGTAGTATTCCTTCCTGGAAGATTATAACCGCAAACACTGCTTCTGTTCCTGTACCATCACCACTACTAATGGCTGCTTTCGAGAACACGCCGTAATATCAGAGGATAAAAAATGGACATTCTAGCATATGCGGCGCAAAAAAGAGCAGTTGATCTTACTAACTGTCTATGCAATTGCAATGCAGTTAATCCAACCGTTTATAATAGCGGTAATACTGTTGGATACAATAGCAATATTAATACGTCCTTAATACCCTGGTATTGTGGCTGTTATAATGCTTATTATCCTTGTTATCAAGCACTAGGAAGAGAAGCTCTGGATAAAACTCCTTGGTGTTTTTGTAACTGGGTGTCAATTCCAACATTCGCCGGTGGTAATACTTCTTTTGCCGGAACTGGCGTAACTGGATTTCAAGTTTGTTCCACTTCAGTAGGAACCGTAGGATCTGGTGGTGGTGCTTGTTGTCAATTCACAGTACCAGCTGGTATTTCTTATATAAGATTCCAAATGTGGGGCGCTGGTGGTAATGCTGGTTCAGGTTGCTGTTGTGGTGGATCCGGTTTTGGTTCAACCGGTGCATATGCTTCAGTAATTATTCCTGCAGTCACTGGATGTCAATACACTCTTTGCGCTGGAGCAGTTGCTACTACGACTCCGTATAGAGCAGCTAATTACGCAAATTTTGGATGTATATCTTCCGCTTCTTACGTAAATGGATTTGGTTTGAATAACGTTTGCGCAATGGGTGGTAGAGGTTTTGCTGCTTTATGTATTTTGCTTTGCGATATTTCTAGCATTTCCGTCAGCGGTTGTTGTCGTTGGGCGTCTCCTGAATGTGTCAGCAATAGCGGAGCATGTATGTGTAATACACAATCTGATTATTGTTTTGGTGGTTCCTGCGCATCATGTGGTTGTATTCCATTTTCTAAAACCAATGAAGTCACCTGGTGTGGTACAAATACATTAAATATCAACTGCTGTTGTTCTGTAGCAAGATGTTCAATTGACGGGTTTTGGTGGGGACAGGTTGTTGGTATCAATGGTCTAAATGGATCTGACTGTTTTGATACTGGCTTTGCTGGTTTTAAATGTCATCCGCCGATTTATGGATACGAATCAGTTTCTCAATGTGCTATAACTGGCAATGGAAGTACTGTGATAGGTGGATTAAACTGTAATGGTTGTGGATTCAACTTTATGAGATATCCAGGTGCTGGTGGAACTGGTGTATTCCTTTATGGTGGTTGCACCACAAGTTGCGATCCATCCGGTTGTTTTGGTTCGGCATGTGGTGGTGACATCGGTCGCGGTGGAATGGTCTGCGTTTCTTACTGCTAATCTGACCATATAAATACCTTTGTGATTATTACTGACGTGAGAGGTATATTATGGATAAAGCATTCTTCATCAATGGCGGAGCTGGGCGAGTTCTTTGTGCAATCCCAGCTCTAGAAAAGTACGCAGAGAAAAACGAAAACTTCATTATTGTTGCTGAGGGTTGGATGGAGCTATTTGCTGGCTCGCCAAAGCTCCGCGACAAAGTTTTTCATGTAATGCACAATCGTCTATTCGAAGATCATCTTCTAGACAAAGAAATCGTATCCCCAGAACCTTATCGCCTCAATGCCTATTACAATCAAAAATGTAATCTGATTCAGGCATTTGATATGATGATCAACGATCTCAAGGAAGTTCCGTCAGTTTCAAAAATCAATATGGAGCTCTCCAAGAAAGAACAGATCGACGGCTACGAAATCGTCAATGATGTTCGTAAGATGAAAGGCAAAGAAAAAGTAATCGTCTTTCAGCCTTTCGGTAGTAGTGTAACTCAGCAGTCAAACTTCATTTTTGATACAAGTGGTCGGTCATTCGAACTAGCCGACACTCTGAGACTTATCGACGAACTGAAGAAAGACTATGGCATCATTCTGATGTCTCAGATGCCGGTGCAAACAACAGAAGAAAACACTGTTGCTTGGCCACAGAACCTGAATATTCGTCAGTGGATGGGTATTATCAATGCTGCTGACCATTTCCTTGGTTGCGATAGTCTAGGTCAGCATATCGCCTATGCTCTGAACAAAACAGCAACTGTTGTCATTGGTTCGACCTGCCCAGAAAACATTACCTACCAGGATGAAAAGAACTTCAATATCATTGACTGTGGTAAAGACAAGCGTAGATATATACCTATGAGAATTACGATGGATGACTCCATTGATCGTAATAATGAAGCATTGATGGTTCTTAGCGAGGATCATTTCAAGAGAATTGTTGAGTCGGTGAAACAGAGGACTGGCGTTGGATCTAAAGATGTCAAGTCAAAATTCGGAGCTAAGTGATGACGACTGGTTATATCGCGGGTATCGCGCGCGGACACAACGCAGGCGTGTGTCTGCTAAAAGATGGTGAGATTGTTTTCAGTATTGAAGAAGAGCGTCTGACTCGCCAGAAGTATGATGGTGGTCCACTTGCTTCTATGATGAAGATTATGGAGTATACAGACAAGATTGATTACCTTGTTATTGCTCATACTCAGTCTCTGAAGGAAACCGCTGGTAAGATCGATTACACCGGTGACGATGTTTACACTGGTCTTGCTCGTAAACTAGGTCTTATTGACCGTAAACAAGATCTACACAATCATCCTCAGGTAATCGACCTGAGTCATATCCATCACAAGTTGCATGCAGCTGCAGCTTTCTACCGTTCAGGATTTGAAACTGCAACGGGTGTTGTTATTGATGGTGCTGGTACATTTATTGTATTGAATGGTCCATCAGGCGAAAGTATGTTCTGGGAAACAGAATCAATCTTTGAATGTTCTTACCCATCCAACTTCAAAACAATTTACAAACACCTTGGTACTCGTGGACCGACTCAGAGCGTAATCGTCAAGGATATGACTGGCGCTATGTATGGCGAGCAGGATCAACACGAGTGTTATATTACCGAACGAGCAGGTATTACTAAGGTCTACGAAGCAGTAACAGAATATTGTGGCTGGTCTTCAATCGAGGCTGGTAAGACTATGGGTCTCTTTCCATACGGTAAAGAGAATCCTAACATCCCGCCACTATTTGATGATTCCGGGATTTACACCTCAGCAAACCGTAACCTGATTATTCCTCGTTATCCGAATGGTGCTATTGTGAATAACTTTGGCTTCAAGGAACTAGAAGAAATGCCTTCTGGTAATGTTGATCCAACGACTTTACAGTCTCGTAGAGATATGGCATATGCGGTTCAAACTCAAACACAGCGCCAGGCTCTAGAGTTAATCAAGAAAGCAGTTGAACGCACAGGAAACAAAAACGTTGTTCTGAGTGGTGGTTATGCTCTAAACTGTGTTGCTAACTATTTCTATCTCTCAGAACTTAACGAGCTCGGTATCAACCTGTATATTGAACCAGTAAGTAATGATGCTGGTACGGCTATGGGCGCTGCCTTTATGGTCTATCACGGTACCAATGAAGAAGCTCCTGTGCGCGAGAGAAACGAAACTCTTTACCTCGGTCCGAAGTATGAGTTTGATGACTTTGATGCATTGATAGATTTAGACGAAAATGTCTTACTTGTAAATGCTGATTATGAAAAGATCGTCGATCTATTGATGGATAAAAACATCGTTGCTATGTTCCAGGGTCGTTCAGAAAATGGACCAAGAGCATTGGGTAATCGGTCTATTCTGTTTGATCCTACATTCGAGGATGGTAAGGATTTTGTCAATCAGGTCAAGCGTCGTGAATACTTCAGACCGTTTGCTGCAACAGTAATGGCTGAGCATGCCGATGAATGGTTTGATCTTCGTGGTATGAAAGAATCACCTTCTATGATGTATGCAGTCAACTGCAGAGAAGGAGTTGAAAAGAAAGTTCCTAGCGTAATCCATGTTGATAACACCTGTAGAATACAAACGGTTACCAAGGAACAGAATGAGCATTTCTACAATCTAATCAGCACATTCAATAAAGAAAAAAATGTGCCGATGCTCTTCAATACCAGCTTCAACCTAGGTGGTGATCCTCTGGTTGAGACGCTTCAGGATGCTATCAACACACTAAAGAACTCTCAGATTGAATACTTGTACTTACCCGAGTATAATAAGCTGATCGTTATCAAGAATATGTTCAAGATAAGCTACTAGCAAAATCATACAAGGAGTTGAAGATCTCGGTTTTCTTTTTCAACTCCTTGTATGAAAACTTATTCAGGCTGGCTTCGGCTTCAGCACCCTTTCCTGTTCTTACGAGTATTGGTTTGGAACTTATCTTCTGTGCAACTTTCAATGCGTTGATACAATCGCCTACATACCAGCCTTTACTAAAGTCAATATGTGGGTTTTCTCTCTCGCAGCGTTTGAACATACCAGTGTTTGGAATGGCGTAATCATCTTCTTTTGAGTTGCTTGTTGAGTAGTAAATGGCATCGATTGATGGGCAACCAGCTTCTCCAAGTAGTTTTAGCATATGCTGGTGAACAGAATCTACGTCTTGGGGATTGAACAAACCTTTGCTAATCCCTGGCTGATTATGAACGATGACTATCTTATAACCTTTGGAGCGCATCAATGCTACTGCTTCGAGGCTCTTTGATATTGGTCTGAACATGTCTGGTCTGTAGACGTAATCATCACAATGATTGATGATACCATCCCTACCAATCCCAATCACTGGTTTATTGTTAGAGTATGATTTTGTAAAAGAAGATGTTGCGTTGTACTCAAGCACGTTAAACATAATAAAACTAACTCCAAGGGTGTTACGATGAATCTAAAAGAAACGACCAAAGGCAAACACAAGGAAGCCGAAAATCATCGGTTTGTCAAATATTTATTCGCTGGATCAATAACCGACGAGGTCTACTCGGATTACCTCTACAATCAGTACATAGCATACAAAGTTTTGGAAGAAAGAGCAGAGGGCTGTGGCTTGCTCGAGGGTATTGAAAAGATAAAGAGAGCTGACAAAATCCTAAAAGATTTTCAAGAACTTGGTATGGAAAAACAGCCAAACTTATATGTTTCAACAATTATGTATAATGTCTACGTCAAAAAAATGCCGGAAGAATCAATCATTGCTCATCTGTATGTCAGACATTTCGGTGACATGTTTGGTGGTCAAATGATAAAGAAGTTGGTTCCTGGCTCTGGGAGTATGTATGAGTTCGAAGATAAGATCACCTTGATAAATAATATCAGATCTAGACTGTCATTAGATCTGGTTGACGAAGCTAATAAAGTGTTTGACTTTGCTATCAGATTATTTGAGGACTTAGCTAATGAGTATAATATTCAATAGGCTCATACGAGCATCAGACAATTTCCTGGATGTTCTAGCAAGAAAAGGAATTCCAGTTGAAGAAGATCACGACTTTGATTGGCCAAACTATGTTTTTAGATCCGGTTTATTTCGACGTGCACATCTTGATGTCGTGGATGCGAGAGATACAAAAAAACTCTACATGATGCATCTGTGCATCTTCCCGCATACGAACGATCCTGGACCAATATATGGATTTGATCTAATAGCTGGTCCGAATAAAGTCACTGGTGCTTTCCATGACTTCTCGCCAGGCTACGACAAACAACACTATATGCTAGATTGGTTTCATGACAGAGTTGATGGCATCGAATGGTCAAAGAAAAGAGAACTACCTCAGTGGGCAAAGAACATTTTCTCAGGTAGTATGGTCGCTGCGGGTAATATCAATACAATGGAAGAGCTTGACGAAGTGCTTTCATTGGCCAATCAAACTCTTTCTTACTATCTCAATAACATAGGTAACTCGACTGATATTGATTCAACAGATGCGCAAAATTGGTACTGTCATAATCAACGACAAAATCCACACACTCCAAAAGTGATGGAGTCTCTTGGATTTGATTCAGAGACTGTTCAAAATTTTATAACATCTTGTTTGTTCCCAAACGTTCAATAACTATAAATAGAAAAAACATTCTCATGGATAGGGAACTGGGATGGCAAATAACAATTTCGTAGTAAAGAACGGGTTAACCGTCAACGGAAGCTTCACAGCCAATTCTACCGTAGTAAATGCATCTGCTATTACAGCAACTTCTGTCAACGCAGCGACTCTTAGCATTTCCGGTAATTCTGTTGCAACTCTGATAACAAGTAATGCAACCGCAGCTTACACCAACTCTGTATCATACACTGATACTAAGTCGAGTGCAGCATACACTAACGCAGTAACATTATCAGCAAATGCTGACAATATTTCAAACGGAACTCTACCAAATGCTAGACTCAGTTCGGCTGTTGTCAATACATCTGGATCGTTTACCGTAGGTGGTCCGATTAACTTTTCTAATGGTGTCACGTTTTCAAATACAATCGCAGCTAGTGGTTCTAATGGTACAGCTGGGCAAGTATTGACTTCTTCTGGTCCGTCAGGAAACGTTTTTTGGTCGTCAATATCTCTTGGCGTTAACACTTCAGGAACGTTCAGCTGGACAAACAGCCACATATTCTCTAATACTGTAACGGTAAATAATTCGACACTGAGTGTTGGTAATACAACGACAAACACTGCAGTAACGCTCGGAACCATCACTGTAAGTAATGGCGCTGCAGTTGCAACAGTCAATTCAACCGTCTATAGCGGAACTGCCAATAATGCTGCAGCGTTGAGTGGTGTATCTTTAGCGACGCTTCAAGGGCAGATTACAGGTAACTCCGCCACTGCTTACGCGAATGCACTTTTTGCTAGCGGTACAACGTTACTTTTTGCTCAAACTACGGCACCTACAGGTTGGACTAAAGTAACAACGCATAATGATAAAGCATTGCGTGTTGTTAATGGAACTGCTGGTAGTGGTGGTAGTATATCGTTTACTTCAGCGTTCACTTCGCAAAGTGTAAGTGGTAGTATTGCTAACACGACAGCTTCGGGCACCATAGCGAACACCACTTCTACTGGTTCGGTGTCGGTAACTGTTGCAAATACAACATCTACCGGTACAGTTGGTAGTCAGACTGCTGGTGGTACAATATCAATAACTGTTGCAAATACATCAGCAGGTGGTAGTGTAAATAGTCAGACTGCAACCGGTTCTGTATCTGTATCGGTTGGTGGTTCTTCGTTCAGTGGTACAACAAGTAGTAATGCTGTAAGTGGTAGTGTTACTACGAGCACTATAATAAGTGCCACTACACTTTCAGTTGCTCAGATGCCTTTCCACAACCATAGTTTTGGTTTCAAAGGCGTAAATGTAGCAGCTGGATCAGATATATACATGAATGGTGTTGACGGAGGTGGTCCAGGAACTTACAATATAACTGGTACTGGTGGTGGTGGATCGCACGACCACTCTGCTTCTTCAGTCAGCGTTTTCGTTGGTAACGCTCTTAGTCATACATTCTCTGGAACAACCGGATCTCCTAGTGCTTCTGGTAGTTTTACTGGTACTGCACACAGTCACACTTTCACTGGCGATACGCATGGTCACTCTGCTTCTGGTACATTCACTGGTTCTTCCCACAGCCATACGTTTACTGGCGATACGCATGGTCACTCTGCTTCTGGTACGTTCACAGGCGATACACACGGACATACGTTCACTGGTACTACCCACGGACATACGTTCTCTGGAACATCTATAAATCTAACTGTTCAGTATGTTGACGTAATCTTAGCAACAAAGGATTAATACTATGAGATATGAAGTGAAATCTAACTGTCCTCTTCACAACTTCGAACCATGCAAAGAAATGCAATGTGCATGGTTTACGCACCTGAGAGGAATTGACCCAAATAAAGGTAAAGAAGTTGATGAATGGGGTTGTGCAGTCGCTTGGCTACCGATGTTGCTTGTTGAGAATAGTCAGCAACAACGTCATACGGGTGCTGCGGTAGAATCATTTAGAAATGAAATGGTTAGATCTAATGAAACCAGTCAACAAGTGTTATTGGCTGCAGCAATGAATAATGCTCCTAAGTTCATAGAAGGAAATAGATAATGAGACTTACAATTATTAAAGATGATTCTGCAGTAATCATTGGTAACATTTATTATGAAATTGATGTGTCTGCTTTACCATCAGGATTTCACGCTCTTCAGTGGTATGAAACCTGGGGTGAAATTGAATGGAAAGACGAAAATGGTAAAATGACAGGAAATGAAAGAATTGAATCTTTAAATGACTACCAATGGATTATTGATGTCTGCAATACAAAAAATGAAGAACAAAAAGTTAGTTCTCTGAATAAATTTTTATAAATTGTTAAAAAGGGAAAATTATTATGGCAACGCCCAATTCAAAAGCAACTTTCAAAGAGTACTGCCTAAGAACGCTGGGCAAACCCGTAATTGAAATCAATGTCGACGATGATCAGGTTGATGATCGTATTGACGAAGCTCTGAAATATTACTGGGACTATCACTTCGATGGTTCCGAAAGAACCTTCTACAAATATCAGATCACGGATACTGACAAGACAAACAGATACATCACGATGCCAGAAAACATCATTGGCGCTATCAATCTGTTTCCAATCGGTCAGGCTCTGAACACTAATAACCTGTTCAACATTCGTTATCAGATCGCATTGAACGATCTTTACACTCTTACTTCTGTATCCATGGTTCCTTACTACATGGCGTTGACTCACGTTCAGTTCCTAGAACAGATGCTTGTCGGTCAGCAGCCTATCCGTTATAATAGAAACGTAAATCGTCTGTATATTGATATGGACTGGCAGATTGTCAATACTGGCGACTACATCATTGTAGAGGCTTACCAGATTGTTGATCCGGATTTGTTTGTTGATGTATGGAAAGATCGTTGGCTTCTTCGTTATGCTACTTGCTTGATCAAACAGCAGTGGGGTGCGAATCTTTCTAAGTTCATTGGAATGACTCTACCAGGTGGTATTCAGTTCAATGGTCAAAAAATCTACGATGATGCCATACGCGAGCGTGGTGAGTTAGAACGTGAGATGATCATTAGCTATTCACTCCCGGTTACAGATATGATCGGGTAGACAACCGTTTTGTATAAATACTTCCATGACAAACATAGGAGAAAGTCATGGAAAAGTACGGATTCGTTTACATCTGGTTTGATTCTTGGAGAAAAATGTATTACGTTGGTTCACATTGGGGAACGGAAACAGACGGATACGTTTGTTCTTCGGATCGGATGAGAAAAGCCTACAAAAGAAGACCGCAAGATTTCAAAAGAAAGATTTTGTCTAGAGTGACTTCTTCGAAACAAAATCTTCTCGACGAAGAGTATCGATACTTATCGATGATGGATCAATCCGAGTTAGGTAAAAAGTATTACAATCTAACGAATCATAAAAACGGTCATTGGATGACTGTCGATGAAAAAGCGAAAACTCTAAAAGAAAAAATCTCAATAAAAACCAAAGAAGCTATGTACCGCCCCGAAGTCCGCGAAAGATATCTAGAAAGTCTCAAAACAAGAGACAACAGAGCATGGAATCCTGAAGTTAGAGCGAAAATGAGCGCGTCTAACAAAGGCAAAAATACAGGTAAAGACAACTCTAAAGCAGTTCGTATATCAGCAGAACTGAGAAGAGGGACTAATCTTTCCGAAGAACACAAACAAAAAATAAAAGATACAACGATTTTCAAAACCCTAAATAACAAAAAAGTCTCTTGCATCCATTGCGGTAGTGTAGGAAACCCCGGAAACATAGGCAGATACCACAATGACCGTTGTAAATCTAAAAAACTTGATTGTGTAGGAGGCTAACATCGCAACTAACTTCTATTTTAACAATTTTGCTGCTAGTAACGAACAGAGCCTTTACGAGGATCTCATCATAGAGTCTATCAAGATCTATGGTGAAGATATGTGGTACATTCCTCGCGTTATCACCAACTATGACAATCTTCTTGGCGAAGATGCTTCATCACAATACAATCATGCTATCCTTGTAGAGCTCTACATCAAATCAATTGATGGGTTTACTGGCGATGGTAACTTCATGTCTAAGTTCGG